GAGCTTTAACATTTTCTAAGAAATGATCATACGTATCAAAGTACGTTATAGTAGAAGGATCGACTAGATCATACTTACCCAGTAGCTCAATAACTTGCTTTGTATTTACAAATCCAGGCTGAGTGAGGTTAAAAATATTATCTTTTACAATTTCTGACTCTTCCAGATAATGCATCGGTCTAATTGTATTAAATGTCTCTCTTACAAATTCTTCAATGTTAGAGAGAGAGTTAGTACAATTAAGAAGTGTTTTATATTTTAAGAGCTTTACCAGATAATTTCTATCACTATACTCTCCGTTGAAAGGCACTCTAAGTCTGCAGATTTTAATATTGCCTCTGGCAAATTCACGGCACTCTTTCAGTAGTTTTTCGCCGAGAGCTTTACTACCGCTGTAGTAAGAACGATATCCAGTTTCAAAATTAAAGTTACTAGGAGAAAGATGATGTATCTCGCTTGAAGGATAATCGCCTTCTTCGCATGACTTATCAAAATAAATGCATCCAGACGAAATGTGAGCTAATTTTACGTGTTCCCAAAAACAAGCATCAGCTAGTTGAGCGGGTAGAAATGCATTCGCCATGAGACATTCCTCCTGCTGATCAGGGTTTTCGCACGCATCAACATTAGGCTTTCCAGTATACCCCGCGCAGTTAATTACTGCGTGTGCTTGAGTGTCTCTTAAGAGAGTCTCGAACTCTTCTTTATCAAGCGGATATCGAGCTTTATATGTAGTATAATCAATCCCATTGCTTTTGAAGAACTTAATAAAAGCGCTGCCTATATATCCTGTTGATCCAGTTAAAATAATCATTCGTCGTTGCTAGTAATATTTACCATTTTTTCTAGAATATCAAATACATTACCTTTATCATATGAGAATGCAGCCTCGTATCCAGACCCTCGATCGAGCAATCGCGATGTTTCTCCCAAAAACTCAGGAGATAAATAACGTCTACTATCAATCAACGATGCATAATGTTCGATTGTTTCGAAAGAGTCAATCATTTTTTCGATCGCTCTTTCCATCTCGTTAATTTCGTACTTCGTAAATGTTACATCTTCTTCCATATAATATATTATATCTTAGATTCTTTCCACTCTTCGAACGGCGGAAGGGGTAAGCGGCTTTCGTTCCACTTTTTACAGTCTTCTTTTGTCCATCTGTTAGTGAAAACAGGAGGAACGCGGAAACGAGCATTCCAAGCTCGGATCGCTTGCTGCTTATTGTATTCTTCGATAGTCTTTTCCCGCCTCATAAGATTGTTATTCTTTAATGTGTTTAGATTCTTTTCACTACCTTCACAAATTCATCGTGCCAAAACTTGCTTGATTCTCTCAAGCTGGAATTAGATTCTCTCACATATTCAAGGGTAGTTACTATAATCTCTTTTCTACGTGAGTCAACGCCGTATTGAGTCAGTTCAAAATCGTCAAGTATTTCAATAATTGAATCTATATAAGGGCACGTGTTGGGTGGTATGCCCGGTGCCCTTTCCTTAGCAGATTGTAGTCGTGACTTAGCCATTACAAGCAATTTGTTATATAATCATCGACACATATAGGATCAATACCTTTTTTTTCTAGCATCGATGCCCATTCTCCTAGCGGTATAAAAGCAATTTCATTGTCAGTTAAGCCACTATCCTGCAACTCGCCAATAATTTCGTCAATTATAAAATCGATCTCTTTCCACTCAATTGTCATCTTCATTATGTTTAACTAATTCGTTAATAAAATAATATACAAACAGACAAAACCAAACTATAGTAACTCCAATCATAAATTATTCTTCTATATTGTTATGATATTTCCAGACAATATGCTGAACTATAGCTAGTAAAAATATATCAATCGATAAAATAATGAGGGTAACAAAAGACCCTAGCAATGAATATAATAAAAGGTATACTATAATCTCAATTAGTAAAATAGCTAATAGCTTCATTTTCGTTTATTCCAAAGTTTAGCAGCTGCTGCCATAGATGTTACCTGCCCATGAGGAGGTGTAGGGCCGTCAGCTTCACAAAGCTTATTCTTACACGAAACTCCAGCACCCCATGGTAGAGAATAAGCTTCTGCTTTTCCTCCACAAAAAGGGCATGGCTTTAAGTCATATGACTTATCAGGCTGCTTTAGTTTTACACTTTTGCGCTGCCGTGTTCGTTTCTTTTTTGTTGTTGTTTTCTTTGATGCCATTAAAGAGAAAAATTGTGTTTACAAAAAGATCGACATCGTATTTAAATCTTCTATCTACCTTTACGTAATTATAATATCCTACCAGGCTATTTTCAACCATTTCTATGCACTTTTTATCTGCTGAAATAATTGAGTTTTCATATGCCCATAGCCATGCATGACATTCAATATCCAATGTTGTTCCATACCAAGCTTTAGAATATATACAATGTGCAATTTCATGAAGGCAGGTAAAGTATGTTTCAATGTCTACAATATATGGTATACATACAGTTCTTACAGATCGCCTAGCATATGAATCAGCAGGATTATAGGCAGTTTCGACTTTTAAATTGAAAGCTTCAACTAAAAGATCGATATGATTAATTAAATCATTATGCGATACTTCACTATGCATAGATTTAAATCGAAATAAGATTGTTTTTAGAGCGGCGCTTAGCTTCCTTTTCAGAAATAAGATGGTGAGAATGGTATCCGATGCATTGGCCATCGTCAAATTCCACATAATATCTAGTGAATTGACGATGCCCCCAACCGCTGGATGAGACGCCGCGTATATTACCATCTTGCGCACACGTAACGGCAACAATCTTCCCTCTCCGGCCACTGTACTTGTAGTATTGGCGTGAATAATCAGGGCGTGCGCCACGTCTAATAGCTCGTCCTGCTTTTTTAATTTCATATCCAATATTAACTAGTACTGTTTCGCCGGGGTTAAATTTACAATTAGGGTGACTCCAGTCATATTTTACTTTCGCTTTAATTTCACTCGTTTTCATAATATTATTATATGGATGTTCCTAAAAATCATCCAATTGCTCAATTTCCTTAATTTTAGATTCTACTTTTTTCCGGACAATTGTATCAATGCCAACATATCGCTCCTTGATTACAGGTATCGCAACATGTCTTACCCAATTTCTTCTAATACTATTATCCTCATTTGACGGGTCTTGTACAACAAATCCCGTATCTAGAATATTTTCAGACTGTAGAAACTTTAAGATAGATTCTTTAGTCGTGAGCATAAAAGGCCTAACAACAGTATACTTAGACCTATTAGTTCTGGCAGGGATAGGAGTAAACTCTTCCTTACCATTGAAGCAGTTCATAAGATAGGACTCTACACAATCTTGTAAATGATGACATACAATAACCTCTGCCCCTGAGGGTACTGCGCTGCTAATTAGATTATATCTAATATCACGCAATTCCTTTTCGCTCATGTCTCTACCATCGAGCTCGTTCTTAAGAATCTTATGTTCAATTTTAGGCTTAGGGTTATCGCTATGCGCAATCTGCCTCTCAGCGTTGAGCTCAAATACAAACTGATTGAACACTTTTGCTGCTGTAGAGCTATATTCAGTATTATGATCTACATGTAAAAAGCATAGCTTTCTATACCCTCTTGCAAGGAATAGAGATAGTGCTACACTATCTTCACCCATAGAGACGGCAACATAAAGCGTCTCCGATTTTGGTGTCTTGATTAGCTTCTTGTTAAACTTAATCATACTTTGACTTTAAACGCGTTCGGGCTAAAATACCTTACTTCATCAACGTTAATAGTTTCGAGTTTATCTTTATCGTTAATATTACTAATGATAGTTTGCGATATAATATACACAATAAGTACAATTGTAAGAATTAACGATGAAATAAATCCTTGTTTATTAAAGTAACAATTTTTCATATCTTTATTATAGTAGAGTTCCCTTTTTAATACATATAATTTGAGCTATTTATCGAGCGCAGTCAACCTCATAAACGTCTATAGAACACTGTTCTAAAAAGTTTAAGCCAGCTCTATCCCTATAAACTTCGCTATAATATAACTCTATAAAACCGGATTGATAAATTAATTTAGCACAATCGATACAAGGAGAGTGTGTACAAAACATCGCCGCGCCCTCACCGCTCTCAGCTGACTTTGCTAGCTTCGCTATGCAGTTAGTTTCCGCATGAAGAACTTCAGGTTTAGTAGCTAGTCTAGTATATCGATTTGTATCGCTATCATATCCCCAGCCGTCTTCATAGTATGTATCTCGCACATCATATGCAAATTGATGCTCTTCGCATTCATTATCCCAGCCCGATGGGGTGCCATTATACCCTATTGATATAATTCTACTCTCTTTAACTGCAATAGCCCCTACCTTTAACCGCTTTGCCTTACTAAGTTCAGCAAAGCGGTAAGCAGTATCAATATATGCTAACTGAAATTCTTTTTTTATCATTTAAGACAAAGTTATACAGCACACATTACTACCATAACATCGCTCCCGCATTTAGGGCATTTATTATCGCTAGTTGAGTGTGAGTCCCATTGTTCATGCCATTCGCATCTATCTTCCATATTAGATTTAATATGCTTACAATAGCCTGCTCTATGTTTAAACGCGGGGCAGGTGCACTCGTAATCATAATCGCCACTGTACTGCTTTTGAAATGATACGGTGTAGTAGTTATTATTACTACCCTTTACTCTCTTCTCCCAGTACTCGTTTGACCGACACTGATGCATTGGAACATAATCAACCATTTTTATTTAAATTATATCAATGTTCCTTTTAACTAAATTTACGAATACAATATCCTAACTCACTACATGCTTTTTTGTTAACGCATTTAGAGGAAGTACAGTCTTTTTCTTTCTCGAATGAACGAAAAATATTATCGTAGTTCCTGCTAAATTTATTAATGTTAACAGGTCTTGGCTTATCTCCTTTTCCGGCACTCATATTTTATTTAATTTTAGTATTCTACATCAGGTTTCCAGCCCCGAGGTGGGGGGCCATCGCTCCACATCGGATCATAATCCCTTAGCGCATCTAGATGCTCTTGCTCTGCAATTTTCCTAGCAATATCTGGATACTTTTCTGGGTCGTATTTAAACATACTAATAGGGTTATAATATCGACCTGTACGCTCTGCGTACTCGTGCATTGTTTCGAAATCCCACGGTCTAAGGGCCTTTTCAACTTCAGGCACATCCCAGATTCCTATCGCCGCTATAGCATGAACTATAAATAGCCATACTAAGTTTCCGAGAAGATACATTGCTATAAGGGCAAAACCAACTATCTTCTGTATTAGTTCAATTATATCATTAATCATAATATTAGAATTCTGTAAAAATTTTGAAAACTATTTTATTTAAAATCCAGACTGCCCCCAGCCAGATAACTATAAACGCGATTAATTTATTCATGTGTTTTTATTATTTAAAACGTTTTTATCAACTTCATACGCGGGCAACACTTCAACTACGCCCCTATCAAACTTTAAGAACTTACATTCGGGATCAATTTCGACTAGCTCTCTAATATAGCCATTATCGATCAGCGTTTCAATAATGTACTGTATTTGCGATCTATCGTGTTCTTCCGATTCTTTATCTAAACCAATATAAATGCTCATAGTAGCTCTTTACTTTCTTTAAGTAAATTATATATCATAAATGCTTTTTTTCCAATAATTTCCCATTTTTGAGCTTCTTTTTCACACTCTGTTGTTCCCCATTTTCCTTTTGGTCTCTTTGTAACCATGTGTACATGTGATCTATCATCAATCCAGTATTGATTCCAATGACAGAATTCGTGAAATAGAGTCTCTACAAAGTCGTTAAGCGTTTCATTTAGTTCGGGAATGATATAAAGTGTTTGACCATACTTAAACCATCCCACACAACCATCTTCTTTACCTTTTAGCGCAACTCTAATATTGTTAGTATGAGTTTTCCTGTTAGGTACAATCCAATTGTAAGATGTCGTTAAGCAGTATGATAGTAAATTCCAATCTAAATTTACACCATACTGTTTATTAACGATCTCTTTATCTTGTTTAGATACCGTCAATCTAATTTTCATACGTGTGTATGCTTCCAGACCGCATCTTGACCGCGACCGAATTTTTCAAGAGCACCTTCCTGAACTAAGCTGCGAAGCAGATAATTAGCACGAGTTGCATCCACCTTAAGAGCTTTGCAAACCCTACTAACTGTAATGCCAGGAGGCTCTTTTAAGCTTTTAATAGCCTGCAACTCTTTAGCTTTCTTATCGCCTTTAGACGTAGCCTTAGCCATCTTACCACTACTCTCGACTTTCTTATCAAAGTCAAATCCTTTATATCCAAAGTATGTAGATACCTCAGCTAAAGAACCGTATCGATTCTTTTCAGTACTAATATATCTTACACTAGGGTCTTCACTATCAACCTCAATCGACATATTCATATCGACAGCATGAGGAATAGTAGTAGATCCTTTGTATCCGCCAGACTTAGTAACGTGAAGAACAATACTCATAGCAGTACCAGCGGTCTTTGCAGCTCTTACAATATTACTAATTGCCTGCTCCTGGCCAGTTCTATTCATGCGCTTTCCGTCAACAGTCAAGCACGGGAATGAATCGTAGACAATAAAGTCTACACCATCCATAAACTCGACGATGTTTTCAAGCTCGGTCTCGCAAGCAACGAGAACGTCAGTAATATTAAGACGTCGACACGTATAAGCAATCATCTCAGTCGACTCTTCCCCAGTAATATAAGCAGCAGAATAACCCTGATTGCATAGAGCTTGACATACTTGCAAATATAGAGTAGTCTTACCTGACCCTGGCGCTGCAGCTACTGTTGCAATAGAGCCGGGCAGAATACCCTCACCTCCATATAGTTCGTCAATTTGCTTGATCCCAGTATGCATTCGATGAAAAAATGCGTCTGGTACTTCGACATCAGCAACTCGCTGAAGCCCTGTCTTGTTGTGATTAATTACCATTATACTTTATGTTAATGTTTTGTTCACCTTAATTATATTGATGTTCCCTTTTGTTTTTTGTTTGGAATAAAAATTTTACAATTTAACCATTTCAATCTCGTATGTCGCCTAGCAAAAATACATCACTCATTATTATTTATATTCAGTCGTAATCTTAACAAGCTTACGTGCACAGCTTTGAGCCTCTTTCCACTTATTATGCAGTTCAACAACCTCCCAATATTCTATATCAGTATTCACATACTCGGTAGAATTATCAGCTTGCTGTTTTTTCATCCTATTTAATTTTTGATTAAGACTCTTTCTTCGTTTTGAAATTTCAGCTACTTTGCTCTCAATTAGTTGAGTAAACTCCTGCGACATCCTATGAATGGTGGTTTCGTTAATATTCATATTATTATTTATTTTTATATTATTTGTTTAAGATGATCGGAATAGATCAAGTTCTACTTGAACTATTCAGTTCATTTTAAACTTTATCTCTTAATTTGCAACATTGTTTTTGTAGATTAGCTCGTCCACCATTTTGTCAAAATTTTCACCAGCAATATTTCTCTTAAATAGTTCAGCGAATTGATTAACATTTAGTTTTCTCATCTCTTCATATCGAAGATATCCAAGTACGGCTTCCCCATGTTCGATATTTTGCTCAGCCTCATATAGGAAATTATCGAATTTAGTATGATATGATTTCATAATAATATTATATTATTGTTCCTTTTTTTAAATTTAGTACATAAATATTTTTATGTCATATGCTAACGTTGGAAAGGTTTGGGTACCGGAAACATTCGGAGAATATTTAAGTAAGATTAAAAGACCTGCTTGGTGTAAATACATTACTATTCATCATACTGCAGCGCCGTCTCTAGCTCAAAGACCTAAAGGGTTTACAGCTCAACACATAGTGAATATAAAAAATTACTATAGCGGTAAATTAGGATGGTCGCGAGGGCCGCATCTTTTCACGGATGAAGATCAAATATTTGGTATGACCCCTCTTACATCTACAGGTATTCATGCAAAATCGTTTAACTCTAACTCTATCGGCATAGAGGTCTTAGGCAATTATGATGTTGAAGATCCTAAAAGCGGTAGAGGGTTAGAGTGTTGGAAAACTGCTGCTGCATGTACAGAAGAGCTAGCTAACTGGCTCGGAATCACTCCTAGCGAATCAACAATTAAATTTCATAGAGACGATCCTCGCACATCAAAGAGTTGCCCAGGCACAAAAGTTTCTAAGAGCTGGTTCCTTTCATTAGTTAATGAGGGATATACTCCAAAGCCTCAAATAGAGGTAGAGTTCGTAAACGTAGTTGATTATCTCACTAAAGTAAAGGGCATGCCCTACAACGACGTTGTCAAAAAGCTATCTACAAAAAGAGGCCTTGTTTACTTTGGAGATATATGGCTAGAAAATACATATTATAATCGCCACGAAAAAGCTACCTACGCCTCTAAAGAAGAGCTTGACATTCTCGCCAGCGATAATGCCCCTAGCTTTACCCCATATGGTGATTACGATCAGTAATGATTTAAGTGTTATAAATAAAATGCGGCTTTTTGTCTCTGAGTAAGAGGGCGTTGTAGCCTTCACCCTTACCGCGCTCAGTTGGCGTCCCTCGACTGAGTTTCCCAATCCTTATTTGTTTTATCCTTATGGGAGGGTAAATTTTAAACGCTAGCGGATGGATTCAAACCATCAGCAACAGGGATTGTCGATCGCTTGCTAAATATTTACTCCTTTAAATATCTGGTGCTGTTGTAAGCGCATTGAGAATAAATCCCATGCGAGATTCAAAGTCAGGATCTAGATCATCTTCATATTCAGCTACCAGCTGGTTAAGCTTTTCTATTTCACTATAAAAGTCCTCCAGTATAGGCGATAACTTATCTGCAATTTCCGGGTGCGCGTCTAAAATTTCTTGAAGACGCTCAAATATACCATCTGGTCTACCGTCGCTATAAAAATTCTCAGTATAGATGTTCCAAATTAAATCCGTTTCTCCCTTGTTCATATGATTTATTTAGTCAGTTTGCAGGTTTTTTTTCTAATGAACTTAATCATATACTTTAGACCTCCTGCAAATACTCCAAGGCTTTCGTCGAAAGAGTTTTACCAGTCAAATTACGAATAAACTTCTCCGGTGTAAACTTCTGATGGGTTTCATACTCAGTAATTGCATTAAATGCATCCCAGCGTGTTTGGCCAAGATTAGCAATACCACCCTCACCAAATTTAAGAGCGATTTTTTCTCTCTTATTGATACGTCGAGTAGATTCATCTTTCTCTACCGGTAGGAGAGTTTCAACCATCTTTACCATTTCGTCCTTAGTAAATTTTTGTGTACGCAACTTACGAGCTGTATTAGAAAATTTTCTTGCTGCAACAATATTGGAGCTAATATTCTGCGAAAAAGCTTCTACCCTCTCGCCAAATGTCCAGTTATGTCGAAGCGATGGCGTGTAACTTTCTGATTCTTTATTCTCTTTATTAATGAGATGAAATGCATTGGTGCAAGAGATTCGAGTAGTAGACGGAATAATCTTATTTGCACACTTACCGCTATTATCAATCAAAGTATAAAAATATCCTTCGACTGCATCCTGATCGTCAAATCCAATGCTACCAATTTTTGACTGGATAAGCATGCGCTTTCCGCCTCGACTCTCAGTCCATCCTACGTGCTCAATACTCTCGTTAACCCTCTTGCATGCGGTTTTAATAGTATCAATCATCTCGTCCATTTGAATCGGTCGATATGATTCGCTACATGTGCCGAGATGCTCGTTAGTATCCTCCCTCTGCAGAGAGAACAAGTTAGGAATTTGACTTCCCCGTGAATCGAAAAGTGGCTCTTTATAAACATTAAATTGAGGCACCTCAGATAGTCCTTTGATTTGATTTAGAAATCCCATTGCTTTTTTTTAGTTTTGTTGTTCTTGTTTTATATTGTTATAATGAAGGTTTCTTTCTTCCTCTTTATTATAAGATTGTTCCTTTTTTAATCAACCTCTTTTGGATTATTATTAACCTGAACGCTTTTTTACAAGTTGAATTTGTTTAATAGCTTCATCCTGAGATAGTCCATCAGCATGCAATATATCTACAACGGTTTTCATTTTTTTATACTTTTTACCTTTGTAGATATATGAATTCTCTATAGAGTCGTACTGTAGATACATAATATCAATCATCTATTAATTCCTCTGGTAAATTGCACATCGATAGATCTACGGACCCATTATCCTGCTGATAATGTTTATAGTTATCAATGTTGCTAACAATCTCCTTTAGTAATTTTTTAGTGGGAGTTGTTCTTTTCTTCCCATTATCGCTTACAAATTTCCTTAAATCGCATTTGCAAATTAATACATATGAACATGTATTACACATGGTATTTGATCTTAATAAATCAGATCTTTGGCAAGTATTATCTGTACAATCTTCCCAAAATTTTACCTTTTTGTTGTTAGGCCATTCACTAAATTTAATTGAGTTTTCTCGCAGCTTATAGTTACTAACGAACTGCATTAGCTCTTCAGTTTGATCCTCTTTAGGTTGACCCCTAGGCGGGGATTTTATACCAACTCTAGCTAATGTCGTTTTGCCTAGACCATTAACGGAAAGTAAATCTTTTATCGTATTAAAAGCATACTTTGATCGCCTCTCAATAATTCTATTCGCAGTTTTTCTTCCAATACCCTCAATTGAAAGAAGCTCTTTAAGTGTTAGATTATTAAAATCGTGTACTTTAAGTTTCATTAAATTTTATAATATTATTAGGGGTACTATTGTATATTTTTTCTATTGAAAGTAACAGATTACTAATGTCGGCTAATGTTATTTCTTCGTCCGGACGAGTAAGCTCTTCGCAAACAGCAATTTGATGTTCCGTATTTAAATTATCTTTAATATAGTTATATATTAAAATTTTTAGATCGTATATCAGCTCTTGATACATAGTAGTATTCTTCTCTGCTTTGTCGGCTGCGATGAGTGTTGTGCTTAAAGTGATCTAAGCTAGCCCATATCAATAGACTGTTTCTTTTTTCTAATGCTCGAGTATTGCGCCTAGCTTGAATTTTTTTAAATATTCCAGTAATCATCATCGTCTGGGAACATAAACAAAAAGATTGAATCTACATTAGGTATGCCATCTCTCTGCAATCTATCGGTAACCTTGCTATAGCTATTAATAATAGATGTAAATCCCTGGTAAGAAGATTCTCCAATGATATTACTTACAATCGCTTTTAAATCGAATGTATTTTTGAAACTAGTTTCTCTACTAATATTCTCCGCAATACTATCGCAAATATAATCTAGAATTTTTTTATAGCATGATGATTGAGACGGGGAAAGCTCTTTTAAGAGTTTATCTTTTACACCTGCGCCATCATTTAATTCGAGACTATCAATTAGTTCCCAAAAACTGTTTATGTCAGATTTTTCAAAAATTTGATTCAATTCAGTTTCAATATCGTTCATTTTTTATTATATATGGTTTTCATATCTGTATTCAAATTATAATAAAGTTCCCTTGTTGTTTTTCAACATTTTTTATGTATTTTTATAATGTTTAATTAAATTTTCTATTTCGCATTTCATGTAATTGCATCTTATAGGGTACCATTCATCGCTTTTACTTTTATAAAAAATGACTAGACCTCTACATTTTTTACCTGAAGATATCTCATATAAGTGAGCATATAAAGATAGTTGAAGACCATATGTATTAAATTCGCAAACAGATAAATGAGATATAGGGGAGTTATAATATTCATTATAAGAGCTATAAAACCTAAATTGTTTATTTGTTTTAAAATCACCTATAAAGAAACTATCTTTATTTTCATATATCAAATCAGCAGTACCCGCAATGTTATAATCTAGATTAAATAATTGCTTTTCACAATGCCTTTCTCTAAAACCATCAAACACTTTTTCATATTTATTATATGATTCATATAATGTTTTATATTCCTCGTCTTGTTTACCTTCTGTAAGATAGTCCTCCATAACTTTATGAATATGAGTACCATATTCACATGCTTTATTCTTATCCTTTTTCCACATATCGAGAATAAAAGCAACATCTAACCCCTCTCTGTTTGCGACTCTACGCGCATTCGACATCTTATCAAATTCAGGTTTATACTTTCCTAGTATAGTTGTAGCAGAAATTAACTGCTCCCCAGTCTCAACATTAGTATACGTATGAGTTTTTTCATCAAAGGATATAGGCATATTATAATAATATATGCAAATTTGTATATATCAACTATTTATTTTAACCATAATCCCCGTATGGTGAACTATCGATATTATCCATATCGAACACACTATCCTTGCTGTATGTATCGATATCTCCTTCATATGACTTTTCATCAGTTTCGGGATTATCCCCACCTGAGAGTCTACCTTGAAAATTATTATCTATGATTTGATTATTACCTCCTTCTCCAGACAATCCTGGCTCGAATGACCACTCTAGTCTTTTACCTCTTATTCTCCAAACATAATGACTCCCTAGCGCATTCATTGCAGCTATATCGGAATCCATTCTTTCTGTTACTATAAACAGCTTCCCAGATCTATCGCCGGGCCGTGTAGAACCGTACTCTGATAACTCAAATACGTCATCTGCTTTAGGCTCTACATACCAACTATTATCATTATAAATATCATCCCCATCGAACGCTGCAGCATAAGAACTTATATGTACATATGCAGTAATTGTATCATCCGCTCTTATACCAAATTTAGTAAACTGTATAGCGTCCTCCTCCAGCTCTACATACATGGTCATGGTCTTAGGTGTATGGTATATTGATTGAGGTTGCTCGCCGTAAATAGGGTCAGCACCAGACATTGTTGTAGTATTAACATAATACTTTACTTCAATACCAGTTCGTTCAATGGCGTCTTTAATTATTTCAGACGTCGTTCCAATATCATTTGCGTTGCAGCTTTTATTAGTAAACCTCTCCTTACAATCATCATTGTTATTATTTGCTCCTTCATAGAAGCAAGAGTCAGTCTCACTAGGGAGCTGGTAGTAATTATCACAATTAGACATTTTTCTTTAAGCAATAGCCTTTAGTTTGAGGGTTAAACATAATAACGATACCTGTATTAGATAGCTGCTTAGGATGTGATTCATCTAAATCAGAAACGCCGTACATCTGACATATGTTACTAACATCAGCTGGGGTTAATATCTCTATCGTTGAGGAACCTTCTCGCATCTTTTCTACCTTAGGATGTAGCGATCCATCATGCCGCCGGCTTTTCGGTATTGAAGTTATTCTTGTTATGCCACCTCCATCAGATCTAAAGTCACCGTTCGTACGAAAAGGACTAGATTTAGATGCCATTTTTCTTTGGTTGTTACTAAGCTTGGCTCCACAATATTCTAAAAACGTTATCACAATAGTATTTATGCAAAACCATAAAAAAACCCTCAGGCTCGGTGAGCTTGAGGGTTTTTAAGGTAGAGGTTAAACTTTATTTGCCAAAAGCTTGGCTGTTAGGAGTTGATCCGCGAGTTGCTTTAACTTTTTGGTTTTTAAGGTCTTTCTTGCCGTCGTGTCCTTTCTTAGGATTGACAAGAGCGTGTCCTAAATCACCATCTTCACCAACGTCGTCGGTATAAGAAGCATCTCCATCGCCGGAACTTACCAACTCTTTATGAGCAACTACTTGACGACTCATATCCGAATCCTGAGGAGCATCGGCAACAGTTTCGAAGTCAACACCTTCACCGAAGGGATTGTCGTCTTCGTCTTCATCTTCGTCTTCGCCACAACATTCTGCTAGCATGTCTCGAAGTTGTTCTGCTAAGTCTCTTGGAAGCTTGAGTGTTACTTCATCTTCATCTCCGCCAGCTTCAAACTCATCAAAATCATCATCTTGATCGGGGCCAGCTTCAATTCCGAGGACATCCTCATCATCCATTACTTCTTCATACAACTTGTCAAATAAACTTTGCGTGCTCATAAATCTATTTATGCTATTCGGCTCTTTTTTCTCTGTTTTTGTTGTAGAAATATTAGGAGATTCCTTTAACGGGCTCGGTTTCGCTTTAGCATTGTATCTATCATCCGCTTCCTCCGGGGGAACAAATCCATCAGCCTGATCTGGGCTACTTTCTGCCTTACCTAGAATACTTTCACCCTTCGAAGACGCTTTGATTTTTCCTTTTTTCTCTGTAGGGAGATCTTTCGCCCCAGGCCCGTGGCGATTCTCATTTAGGAAATTTTTATTAAGCTCAGAATATAATTGCGCAATGTCTTTTTTATCCATAGATATATTTATATAATTTTCGAAAAATAACCACATAATAGAATAAATAATGTTATGACATTTACAAACAACTCTTTAAATTTAACTCTCTCTGATCCAGAGCTCTTACTTACCGAGCTCAGTACCCATGTTGATTTTATTAGTGCTGGAACTATTGGCAGTTATAATATTAAAGGGATCGCATTTAATGCAATAGCTGCAGGAAGTCTTGCAGGATCTACCGTTACTTTAAGCGCAACAAATGGTATAAAATTTGCTGTTGATGAAGCTTATGATGGTGAAGAACTTGGAATAATTCTAGAAAATAACAGTATTAGTCTTTTTACTGCTACTACCGCTTTCGGTGAAACTAGTTCACAAAACTTAACTGCTGCGTCTACAGATCATAGCTACCCAGAGCTTCGAAGATTAGTAAGACAGGGAATGGTTTAAGTTAACATTGACCATCCTTGAGATTCTAGATCAGATATATCTAGTTCCTCTATAGAATCATTAAAGACGGCGGGCATACCAATATGCTCGCTTTCTTTATCTGCCAATGTATATATCGAGGTAGGGTTAGAGAAATATTGAAGACCGAAATCGTGTGGAGATATTACTAATGGCTTACCATTTGAATCTCTTTCTTTTACTTCAAAATAGGTCTCCACTATATCATTATGCAATATCATCATGGCCCATGCTATAGCCATAACTCTGTCATCGTGAAACCCGGGTTCTGCAGCCCAACTCTTATTCGGCTTTCTTATAAAATGCTTAAATTCGCCGAGAGCCTCTTTAGAGTGTAGACGAATAGAATCTAAATCATTCATCCAATACCGTATATTCGTAATAGCGGCATACTTTGTATTGGTGTGAGATATCATTCCTAATTGAGCCTTTCTCCTGTTAGCTTTGCTTGCTCCATATGAAACAATATTAGAATAATTTTCATCATTATATAGTCTATCAATTATTTGTGCCCCTTGATTGTTTCTTTCTATTAATGCTAGTGGATTACCCCAATTGGATAAAACATCTTTTACTTTACTACAAAAGTTGTATGGCGATATTTCATTACTTGCATATTCAGCAACCTGTTCGATGTTTTTTAAATCAGTAATATCAAATATTTCAATAATAGACGAGTCCTGACCCACACCTTCAGCTACATCAATACCTGCAACATAAACCCTATCCTCAGAAGGCGATTGGTATATCCTATATGCTCCATCATCTAAAGTATATTCAGGATCGCATAATCTGAGTTTAAAGCGCGCAAATTGCTCATAATCGATAGCAGATTGCCCTGCTGCATGAAATTGCAATTCAAACTCTTGTTGCCATAAATCTTCACTCTCTAGAGATTCTCTGGTAGTTTTAGCCCATTCTTCATCTCGTCCAGGTATCTCACTCCAATGAACTTTAGATGGCGCCCATCCATTCTCACCTCTTTCTGCACCAACCCATAGACTATAAAATAAATTATCAGTACCGTTAGGAGTTGATGCAATTAGAATTTTGGATTTCTTTGACGCAGAAATAATAGGATATACAGCTGCCCAAAACTCTTTCATTAAGTGAGCATCAACGTGAGCTAGCTCATCAAGAATCAACAAATCACAAGAGCTACCACGACCAGCCGAGCTAGTAGTAGTAGTAATACCTATTCGAGACCCGTTTTCAAATTCAGCTGATGTTTTACCATATTCCTTTACCGGTGGTTTGAGCCAGTTAGGTAAATCCTCATACGCTAGACGTATTCTTCGAAAGATCTCTATAGCAGTAGCCTCTTTGTTAGCTACAATAAGTATTCTTTGATCCTTCAGGAAGCATGCCGTCCAGAGAGCATAGATAGTCATAAGAGTCGTTTTACCAATTTGTCGACTCGCTAGTGTAATATTAAATCTATTCTTTTTAAATGTTTCTAATATTCTTTTTTGACATTTATGAAGTTTAATTTTAGATCTACCTTCACCTGGAGCAATAATATAGAAGAAGTTTTGAGCGAAATGAACAATATTCTTTTCAGACTTTTTTAAGTCTTTAATTTGCTCTGGTGTATATTCAAATTTTGCCCCTCTCTTAGGTAGATTGGGGTTATTCATATAAAACTGGTCTTTATCTGACATTACACCTGTTATTTATTAAATAATATCGATATGTCCATAGACCCAAACTCTCTTGATTATATGCCTTCACCTCTCAATAAGAGTGTTGTCGATAAATTCTTATTGGTTATTAATATCCCACCAGCTCTTAAGAAAATTAATTCTAAGTCAATTAGAAACAATAAATCAATACAGTTAGATACATTGCAGTTCTCAGTATGGGGCGCAGTGGTTCCTCGCATAAATGTTCCAGCTATTGATTTGAAGTATATGGGCGCTAATATGCCAGTATCAACCCATGCTAGACCAAGCTGGGACCCTGTAACAGTTAACTTTCATGTTGATAATTTGTGGAGCAACTACTGGGTTATATATAAATGGCTTGATTTAATGAGATCTGACGAGGATGGTCAATTTGGAGCGATTGTTGATGATCAAGGTATCTTAGATTCTTCTGCATCTTTGCCGGAATATTCTACTGAAATGGTTGTTTATAGCTTGGACGAATATGATAAGCCTACTGTAAAGTGGGTATATACCTATGCATTCCCTACTAATTTAGGCAGTGTTGAGTTTAATGAACAACAAACATCTCAAGTGAAATGCGATTTTACATTTCAATTCTCGCAATTACAGTGCGAACTGGTGTAAAAAATAAAAGTTTATTATAAATACCCAATTTTCAAAAAAGTATGTTGATTTAGTATAAATAACAATATGAGAACAATACAAAGCCCCGGCGTCGAGGTGCGCGAATTTGATTTGACAAGTAGGCTTGCAACTTTTGCAGGAACAGATGTATTTGTAACAGGTTTTGCAGATAAAGGGCCAACCGACGAAGTTATAAAGCCTTCAAGCTTGAGAGAATTTGAAGCAATCTATGGTGTGCCTAAAACAGCCGCTGAAAGATACCTCTACTATAGTGTCCAGCCAATGATCCGAGCTGGTAGTAATGTTTATGTTTCCAGACTGCCCTATGGCCCTGATAGTGGAGAAGGTTTTGGGTCTTATTATGGTGCTTTAGTATATCCAACAAAGGTTATTACTGCAGATGCAGCAACTGATGCTTTATCTTCTGTAGGAACAAACATGGATGTTACATCTGGAACCTATGTTCTCGGCTCTCCTAAATACTTCAACCTTACTAAATCTGAATATCTATCATGTGTTGATGGTAGCGGATTTACATGGAACACAACAGCGTCCGCTAGTAATGAAATTACAGGAGTTTCTGATTTTGGTAACGCTGGTGTTGTTATCTTAAATAAGGGTATCACAACAATTAATACGAAGTTTGAAGGTTATTATATTGGCCTTGCTGATAATATTAATTTCAACCCTGCCACTAGCTTCGACTCTATTAGAGCAGTTAGTACAGTTACAGCATCGGCTGCATCAACAGGTACAGACGCGTTCGCTGCTATGCCGAGTAATAGAATTAACTTCGCTTTATCTGGATCAAACACTTCCCAGAATACAGTTTCTGAAGTAATGGAAGGCATGGCTGGATTTGATATATCTACCAGAGCATATGATGATGTTCTTAATGTAGGTGTTTTCAAATTGAGACAATCTATATTTAACCCTGACACTATTAAACTTGATTATGTTCTTGAGGATGCAGTTGCCGGGTCATTAGACTATTTTAGACAAATAGGTGATTTAAATGGAGGTCCAGCGAGACCGTTCTTCATCGAGCAACGACTTAATACAAACTCACGAAACGTTACACTTCTTGTCAATGATTACATCTCTAATAGAAAGTCATCTACATGGCTTGACACTGACGGGAATCCGACAAAGAATATTAGAGTATTTTCTAGAACTTTAAATGAGACTACAGCGGCTGGCGCTAGCGCTGCTAATGGGCTTACTAGCGACGCTATAGATGAACTAGTTGCTGATAGTAATTTTAATTATGCAGATGAACTATTCCCGATAGGTGCTTACTCTCATGAGACATTCACAGATAAAAGTGTAGGTAGTATACCTCAAAAACTCGATAGGGTATTAGATCTTGTAAGAAATGACGAGATTTATAATATTGATGTTTCTGTAGAAGCAGGTCTTGGCACCATATATGCTATGACAGAGGCTCTCGGTACTGAATATTTTGATGATACTCAAACTGGGGCCGGCTTAACAACAGGCCTCAACGCGCTACAAACAACAGGCGATTATAGCTCGCCAGGAGATACAACCAAGGACTTAAGAGGTAATTACAATACAATATTTTCTAAGTTCCAGGTATTTGCTGAACTCGAAAGAAAAGATCACCTATTCATAGCAGATCCGCTAAGACCAGTATTTGTTAATGGCAACAATACTAAAACTCTTGACGACCCTAATAAAAACTGGTCACAACATGTTTTTAGTGCTTTAAGACATCAGTTTAGCTTGGCTAACAGTTCTTTTGCTACAACTTACGCAAACTGGGCCAGAGTCAATGATAAATTTGGTGGCTCAGATTTTTGGGCACCATTCTCTGGAATTGCTGCTTCAATAATGACAAGAACAGATACAACAAATGATCCATGGTGGGCACCAGCTGGTTTCACCAGAGGTCGTGTATTTTCTGTAAACGATATTGCTATTGAACCAAACCAAAAGCAACGCGATGACTTGTATAAGTTCTCATTTAATCCGATTACTGCTTTCAGAGAAGGTATTACAGTGTTTGGTCAAAAGACTCTACAAAAGAATCCTGGAGCGTTTGATAGAATAAATGTTCGAAGATTGTTCTTATATCTTGAGAAGGTAACAAAAGCAACTGCTAGGTATTATGTGTTTGAGCCAAACACATTATTTACTAGAACAAGAGTTGTAAGTGATCTTAGACCTCTATTCGAAAGAGCTAAAAATAATCAAGGTGTATATGATTATGTTATCGTCTGTGATGATCGTAATAATACCCCTGATGTTATAGATCAAAATGAGCTCATAATTGACATATATATTAAGCCAGTTAGAGCTGCTGAATTTATATTAGTCAATTTTTACGCTACTAATACTGGCGCGGATTTTGAAGAGTTTATCGGTTAATTATTCATATAAACAAAAAGGGGGAAGTCGTTGACTTCCCCCTTTTTTATTGTTCGCTGCTAATATTAAGATGTTTCGATAATATAGATATCACATTTAATAATACCAGCGCTTACCATCTGTAAATCTCTCGCTGCAGCTTGCGATACATCCAATACACGACTTTTAGTATAAGGACCTCTATCAGTTATAGACACAGTAGTTTGCAAGCTTCTATTATCTGATCTAACAACTTTTAACACAGTACCAAACGGTAAAGTTTTATGTGCTGCTGTTCTTTTAGAATCATCTAGAGGAATTCCTGATGCTGTAATAGTAGAATTTCTCGGAGAGTTAGTTCTAATCGAATAATGAGAAACAATCCCGCCTTGGTAAAGGGTAGTCTTTACCTTTTCAGTTTGAGCGCAACTTATAAGAAATAATAGTGGGAATATAAAAATAAAATTTCTAGTCATATTATAAAAATGGTGGAGATGACGGGAGTCGAACCCGTGTCCGCTACAACAGCAATACAACCGTCTACATACTTAGATAATATTGAGATTTAAGGCTCTCATAGTTTATCAACTAACCTAATGCAAGTATAGCTTACAATCTCTAATAGTCTATTTTATTACAGGTTTCCTATTGTCATTCATACTCATTACGTTACCCAAATGTTTTAATGAGAATCCACATTTGTTTTTTCAGGCAGCAAGAAGAGCTTCTTCTGGAACATATGCATCAGCATTGTTGAAGATTTGCTCTGCTTCTGCGAGAAGGTCTCTGTACTCTTCGTCAGCAGTTATTTTTTGATCACTTTAACGAGTTAGATCATTCTCGGTATGCAGGCTGTACTTGATCCGTCTAACGTCGATACCATTACATCCCCTTTTTGTTATTTAACATATAAAATTAATAAATCAATCACATTTTAGTCTTTTACTTATCTGATCGCTGCATTACACGATGCAATCCAGACCCTCTCCCAGTATTACGACCATAAGGATTATACTTTCTATGATCAGCAAACTGCTCAGGAGTTACTACTTGCATCTCTCCAGCAGTCTTATGACCGAAGCACATAACTCCCTTTACCTTAGGTACATGCTCAGCGCATGCCATACAATATTTATATCCCGCCTCAATACGGGCAGGCGTTACCGGCTTAAAACAATGAATACATTCCATATTAATATTATAATAGAGTTCCCTTTAGTAAAAATAGTTTTAAATAATATTTTTTTATTATAAAAATTATCTGTTCAAAAACCACTTGACAGTTTTATTAATACCTTGCGAGAACGTATAGGAAGGCTCCCACCCTATATCTTTTTTTATCTTCGAACTATCGATAGCATACCGTCTGTCGTGACCCGGCCGGTCCTTAACATACGTAATCAATTTATCTAAATCTTTCTTACCAGTCTCTTGCTCAATGATATTCAGGATGCATTTAACAATGTCGATATTTTGAATTTCATTATTACCGCCAATATTATATGTTGCACCAGCTTTACCGTTTTTAAACGCGCTAATCAAAGCATCGCAGTGATCGCCCACATACAGCCAATCGCGAATCTGCTTACCGTCGCCATATATCGGCAATTCTTTACCCTCGAGCGCGCGATTAATAATGCATGGTATTAACTTCTCCTTATGTTGTCGCGGGCCGTAATTATTCGAACAGTTTGTTACTATAGTATTTAGACCGTACGTTCTGTGCCATGCTCTAACTAAATGATCAGATGATGCCTTAGATGCAGAATATGGAGATGATGGATCATATGAGGTTTCCTCAGTAAATGCTGCATCTTCTAACGCTAGATCTCCATATACTTCATCAGTACTGATATGTAAAAATCTTATATTAGGTGCTAGCTCACGCGTCGTCTCGAGAAGTTCGTAAGTACCTATAATATTAGTCTCGATAAATTTTCTAGATGACTTAATAGAGTTATCGACATGAGACTCAGCTGCGAGGTGATATATTCCTACTGGCTTATATTCTGAGTATATATATCGTAAAGCGTCCGCATCAGAGATACACGCTTCTATCAGATCCACACGCGGATTATTTTGAGACAGTTCTAAGATCTCGTCACTGTTACTGGCATAAGTTAATTTATCAATAATAACAATGTTATTATCTGTTTCGGTAAGGAGCCTATAGACGAGAGAAGTACCGATAAATCCCGCGCCACCAGTTACTAATATATTTGCCATAAAAAAAGAGCGGCTCGTACGAGCCGCTCTTTAGGGTTAATTGATTATAACGTATGTTTGCGAATATGCTCTTCTCTACTACGGCGCGGCACGGTAACTTCTAAGACACCGTTGTTATATTTGAATTTAATTTTATCGATATCAAACTCTCTACCGATAGAGAAGGATCGGTTATAGGTCTGTTCCCGCACTCCGTCATGGCTGATAACCTCTCGCGAAGCTTTGATGTATACATCTCGTTGTTGAGTATCTGTTGTTAGATCCAGATTCTCTGGAAGTACTCCAGGTAAATCTACCTGAATTATCATATGGCTTTCAGACTGATTGAATCTGACTTGATCTCCAGTTTTATAAACCTCTTCAAGGGAGTGAAAGACTGGCGTTAGATTAAGAAAGTCATTTAGCGATCTCTCAATATATTCTAATGGGTTTGTTTGTTTTATTAGTTTCATAGTTAGTTAGTTTATAGCGAGTCAGGTTTACTCCTGCCCACATATATAATTTACTATAACTAACTACGAATTCAACTTATTTCTTCTATAATATCAAAAAGTTTCTCAGCGCATTTATATGTTGCTGTTTCAGCTCCATCGCACCACTCGTTAGTTTCTTTATCACTGCACTCATACTGCTCCCATTCAAGCGCTAGATCTTTAAGTTTTTCAATTAATTCATCCATATACAGCTATTTATTTTTTTCAAGCTAAAAAATGCGTTTTTTAAATAAAATTGTATTAAAGCCATAAATATAATTATGAGCGATCAAACTATTCAAAAATTCTTTACCGCAGCTGCTCAAAGAGAGTTCGCAAGAGATTTCCTATTTAGAGTAACAGAGATTACACTCCGAGAGGGTGCGTTTAGCTTCGGTTCCGATGAATTAATTTACGCGAAGACTGCTAAATTGCCAACACGCAAAATCGATAATAAGCCTGTGCCGTATATGGGATTAGATTTTAACGTCCCAGGACGAGCTACATATGGAGAGTCTGGTGGATATAATATTGAGTTTTATTGTGATGCAGAAGCTGAACTACACCGGAGATTACTAGCCGAAACGCGTGAAGTCTTTGACGATAGTACTTCAACTGGTGATTATAATATAGCAGGGCCTGGATCTGTTATCACTCTTCACCAGCTTCGAAAGGATTTATCTCCTATTCGAACATATACTTTAGTTGGCGCATCAATAAGAGATTGCGGAGAAATGTCAGGCGCAATTTCGTCGGGTACCGGCGATGTAGTTAGCTTTACCGCTCAATTCGCATATCACTACTTTAGAGAAGAGCCGGGCGCTGGCATTGCACGTGGTATTTAATATATGCCTTACATAGCTATCTGCTATAAATAATATTATGGCGGACCCCGTACCACACTTCGTTGATCTTTTAAAAGAGTGGAGTTATAATATTCCATTCTCGACCCAATGGGCTGTATCTATAGATATTAATGATGGTATAAAAGACACTATACAAAAGGTAAAGGATCTAGAAAGTGTTGGAGGGGATGATAAAAATTGGAATTTTACAGATAGCGTAAATATTCTAACAAAAGATAAAGTATCTACAGAAAACAATGTACATTGCTTTTTTGTAGAATCAGTCAGTGAAATATCTGAATCGTTTTCTCCAGATTCTGCCTCTTTTGAGAATAACGGAGGCCTTATACCCGGTCTTATAAGTAGGGGTAGAAGTGGGTATCATAATAGGTCATTAAAGATCGGATTTAGAGATACAAACGTCTCATTTGCAGACTTTCTAATAAGACCATGGGTAATAGCTGCAGCATACTTAGGTAGAATTGCTGATGGTGAAAATGAAATAAAAGCAAATATTAATGTATATCATTTTACTAGAAATATTGATAAGAAAAATAAAAGAATTAGATTTAAGACGTTTAATTATTACGGATGTACGCCGGTTGGAGTAGACGCTCCAGATTATGATTACTCTAAAGAGGATATTGTAAACTTTAAAACAACGTGGGTGTTTGACACGTACGGTGTTGAAGATTATAAAACCATTAAACCGGTCGAGTCTCCCGACCGCGCGGCGCGCGATCGCGCTGTTGAGGAATTCGACTGGGAGGAAGCTGAAGCCCGGAACCCTGATAGTGTGCTCGGGGAACCCTCCCCAGCTCAGCAGGTCCTGAATAACGTTGATGAACTACTCCAGGAGAGCAGATTTCCGACCGGTCAATGATATCTTGAATAACGTTGATGAAATACTCCGAGAATCGGGATAGACTCTCTAGGCTAGGAAAATCATCAACATAATATTATAATATTTTGAAGAATTTGGTTTATAAAAAATATATTGATATACCCAGTAGTAGTGATAAAATCGCTATAGGGGATATTACTAATAAGCAATTTAATATAGTTTCTAAGACAGTAAATCAAGGAGACGAATTTAGTATATCAGAATCTCTAGAAACATTAATAGAAGCGATAGTAATTGATAATAAAAGAATATCAACCCTCAGTCGTATTGATAAGGCCATAATAGTATTGAGCGCATATAAAGATTCTGTTAATGATAAGATTACTATTAATACTGGTGAGGGATCGACTCAAATATATGTTCAACAGATAATTGACAACATTCTTAATATAGAGGATGGTATAGAGAAAAAAATAAAAATAGATAACATAGAAATCACTCTTGCATCTCCTAAAAAATTATATTATAGTAATACAGCAGATCTTATAGTAGGGTGCATCGACAGGGTACTGTGTGAGGAAGATGTTTATTTTTTCTCAGAATTTACGGAAGAGGATAAAGACAAATTTTTAGACTCTATAACACACCCAATACTAAATGATTGTCAACACTTCTTAGAGGGAATTGCGTCTTGGCCTAAAACTAATGTAATGCCAGTAACAAAATCTAATATAGAAGAATATAATGTATCTTTAGTTGACAATTCAATTTATTTTTTAATTAAATCTTTATTTAATGTTAGCTATTATTCAATATCGGAAAATATTTATATGTTTATATCTCAACTAAATGGTAGTATAGATCACTATAACGAGATAACACCATTTGATTTTGAAGATTATGTGAGAATACATCAAGCATTTCAAAAAAGACAACAAACAGATTTGAATTCTGGAGGACAGGGTATAAATAACTTTTAATTAACCTTCGATGAGCAATTCAAATGACCTGATTCAAAAACTAAAAGATTATAATAATGATAATCTTATCCCCATATTCATTCCAAGCTTAAGTAAGAAGTTAAAATTTAAACCTTTAACTATCAAGCAGCAGAAGAATATTATAAAAACGGCTGGAGATGGAGTTATTAGTGGCGCTACATTGAGCCAAGTTATTAATAATATTGTTAACGAGCTGTGTGTAGAATCAGATCAAGAGTTCTCCATAATAGACAGATATCCAGTAATTTTAGCTGCGAGGATGCATTCTGTTGGTGATGAGATTGATGTTGGTAGTGATAAAGTATCTATCAAAGAGCATATAGCTATATGTAATGATACATTTAAAGGTAAAACGTATGATGAAACAACTACATGTAGTTTACAGGATATTACTATCAATTTAAAGATACCTTCTCTTAAAAGAGATTCTGTAGTAAGTGATAAGTTTACTAAAAACGCAAAGGATAATGGGGTAGAGATCGGCGACGCTGTCGCAACCTTATATGTACACGAAATTGTAAAATTTATATCTTCAATAGAGAATGGTGATGATGTTCTAGATTTTTATAAGATGTCAATTTTAGATTGTGTTAAGATTGTGGAAAGTTTGCCTATATCAACTAATAAGAAAATTATCGATTATATCGAGTCTATTAGAGATATTGAAAATCTATATCTAGAAACGAGCTCCGGAGATATCGAAATTGATGCAAGTTTCTTTAGTGTTGCATAAATATATATGTGAACGATGTATCCAAGCTTATTGCGGCTCTAACCGATCTAACTAAACGTTTAGGTGAAGCTGCTGGCGTCCCTAAAGATATAGTATCTAGCTTTAATGACCAAAAAGCAGAAGCTGCTGGTGAGACAAGATTTAACAAAGACAATACAAAAATATTGCCTGGAAGTAAAAATCTTACCTCTAAGGATAAAGCTAAATCTACATTCCTAGGAGATGTTATAGGAAAAACAATCTACAACCTCACCAAAAAGGATGAAAAACCTGATTTCGGTTTTAAGCAAATTCCGGAAAAAGTAATTCCGAAAGGCGCGCAAATACAACAGGATGGTGATGGTGAGAAAGCTAAAGGATTTCTATCAAAAATTATACCTGCATTAGCTTTAGCTGGAGGTATTGCGGTCGCTGTAATGGCGTTGTTCTCTGGGGCTAACCCCCTCGGAAACATTTTAAATATATCTAGTAAAGTTTTACTTAAAATAGCTCAGAATGCTATTGCTAAAATAGGAGATAAGTTAATTAAATTCTCTAAAGCAATAGGGGATGATGTAGCAAAGACTCTGACAAAATTAGTCGATGATGTTGTCGATCTACCACCTAAGGTAGCTGGAATGATAAAGACTAAAGCGGCAGGGTTTACGGATAATTTATCAGGCGCAGCGGGAAAAGGGTTAGATAAAATTACTAAGGGTGGTAAATTCATTACCACGCTTAAGGGCATTGCTAAAACTGTTGGAGCCAAGTTATTAAAATTCGCAAAATTCTTACCGTTTATTGGTTCTGCGGTTTCGTTTTATTTTGCCTTTCAAAAATTTAAGGCCGGGGATACTATTGGAGGAGCGCTTGAGTTGGTATCTGGAATTGTTAATCTCATTCCTGGATTCGGTTGGATAGCCTCTATAGTTATTGATTTATTTACAATAGGTCGAGACATAAAAATGACAGAGGAGGAGAGAGTCACTCAGAGCGGTGGATTTAGTAAAGGACTAGGAATAGCTAAAGATTTTCTAGTAAAGTCATTTAATAAATATATAAAATATATTCCAGGCATTGGAGGGCTAGTTCAAGCAGGAATGGGTATAGGTAAAGTTTTCTCCGGAGATATTAAGGGAGGTCTGCTCGAGGTATTAAAAGGTATAGTAAATATAGTCCCAGGTCTTGGAGATACATTATTTCTTGGATTTGAATTTTTAATGGATTTAATTAGCGGTAATAACTCTACGGATGAGGTTACCGGCAGAAAGTTAAACTTTAATGAGCGTGTTTTTAATTTTATTAATTCAAAAATAGATAAATTGCCATGGTTTATTAGAAAGCCATTGGAATGGTTAGGTATAGTAAAGAAAGAGGGAAGTGATGGTAGCGAGGTTATACCTGGAGATATCGATAATGAGGCAGTTATAAAGCAAGAGGTTAAAAAAATTAACGATAAGTTAGTAGATACTCTAGGAAATACAGGTAGTGGTTTTGTAGATGGTATTAATGTAGATACGGCATCGCCTGTAACAGGTCTTAACTCTCAAATTGATACAGCAGCAAAGAAAGCTGGCGACCAAGTAGATATGATATCGTCTACAAAGGCTTTTAACTCTCAAATTAATACAGCAGCAAAGAAAGCTAGTGATCAAGTAGATATGATATCGCCTGTAACAGGTCTTAACTCTCAAATCGCTGCAGCAGCAAAGAAAGCTAGCGATCAAGTAGATATGATATCGCCTGTAAAGGCTATTAACTCTCAAATTGCTGCCGCGGCAAGCAAAGCTAATAATCAATTACAGTCTTCTACCAATGAAGCGATTGATAATTTATACAGATTTGAAAATATCGACACTTCTGCAGTTAATGTCAATGTTGAGCCGCCAAAAATTATGCCCCCGACTGTTGATGTTAAAATTGATAGCGACCAAGGGCAGGTAATTAAATCTAACAATAAAATAGTTGATGAGAGTGTAGCTAATAGAAGAGTTTTAGAAGAGCAGACGCGTATATTAAAAACTATAGCGGATAATAGTGGTAAACAACCCAATAATAATAATACAACATCTTTTGCAGGAGTTGTTCCTAATAATAAAACATCTACAGACCCCGGCAATTGGCAATTTACAGAAGAAGGGCCTTTCTTAAGTAATCTTAGATAATTATGAGTTTATATAGCTTTGGAGAACCGGAAGCTGGATATGTTCCATTAATTCCAGGAAGTAATAATAGCTCAGGAACCGGTAGTTCAAGCAACCCAGTATCTATTAGTAAAGGATCATCAACACTCAGCAATAATATAGATCTTGTAAATAAGTATGCTAAATGGTCTGCAACAAACAATTTAAACCTTGCTGGAATAGCAGATATTCCGAGCATAATTCTTAAAGAGAATGTAATAAAATCAAGCACTCTATTAATGCAAACCCTTTACAGCGTCGGGGTAGCTACAGAGTCGACGAAAAACCTTATAAATCGTAGCAGATCGCTCTTACCGAAAGCGGTCGAAGATTTACTTGATAGTACGGTAGAAAAGCTTAAAGAAACAAAAAATGAAACTGTACATTCTCTAGATGATAATTTTTTTGAAGATGTTAAAAGTCTTAAATTAGGAGATATAAATGAAATATTAACTAGCAAGGACCCATACAAATATCTTTACAACACAGCTCCTACCAACTTCGAGTATGTATTTCCTTTCTTCGAAACTCCAATTACAGGCAAGAGCGGTTCGTATCAAGATTCATATGGTGGTGATGGTCTAAATACAGTATTTGATACAGCCGCTAGAAGCTTTATGTCATTCGTAGACACATCGATGCAAGGGGTTAATGCTCTCACTACCCCCGGTCTCTATATAGAGAACAATTATTATTATACACCAACAGACGGGCAGTCATTAACATTTAGCATACCGCTAATAAATACTTTCAATAAAAATGATCTCGAATTTAATACTCAACTAATTTGGCTGCTATTATATCAAAATAGTATAAAGAGAATAAACAAAATATCATATGTACCGCCTTGTATATATGAAGTTATAATACCTGGTAGAGTCTATATGCAACATGCATATATATCAAACCTAGAAATAAAGTTTAATGGCAATCGTAGAAGAATAAATGTTAACATACCTAGATATCAGGGCGACGGGTCTGAAACAGAGATGATAGTTCCGGAATCTTATCAACTATCTATAACCATACAAAACTTAACAACAGAAACTGGAGACTTATTATTGAAATCAACTGAGTAATGAGCTTATTATTTAATATCGAAAAGGATGATGATAGATTTAAGGCTAAGCCTATTAATCAACGAGACAATAATGATACAGCTAATTATACTAGCAGTACAAACGGTGTTCCAAGCCAGGGAAAGACTCGCTCTGTACCTACGAAAGATGTGTCAAACAAAAGCTCAAAGTCTACGGTAGATGTGGTATCTCAATTTAGATGGTCTGCATCAAATATTAACGAGGAAATTGTAAAATTCCCTCACATTGCTGTAAAAGAATATTATTTGGCAAAAAGCACTCTTGCTCACCAGTTAGCTTATTATGCAGAAGCTGGTGGTCAAGCATCATTGCAGAACCTTAAAGTGGCTGCAAACTTTGTAGGGCTTGACGGAAAAGATATCAACGAAGCTCTAATAGAAAAAGGCAATCGCATTGCAACCGATCTCCGGAGTCTGGCGCGTCTTAAGACCACAATTACTGAAAGTAAAACTCTAGAAATGTATTATAACATGTATCCAACGTGCCCTACTGGATTCGATTATAGGTTTCCATATTATTCTGATAAACATTCTGGGCGATCATCAACATGGGATAGTTCATTTAAGGGTGTGGGTGAGAATACAATTACATCGTTCTCTACCAATATAATTGAAGGTACAAGAAAAAACGCTACTGATCAATCATTTTTTGGTGCTCTATATAGCGAGCCAGGAGTATTTGTTGAGAGATCTAAATATTATCAACCAACGGAAGGTGAGGCAATATCTTTTTCATTCCCGCTATTAAATACATTTACTAATGATGATGTACAAAAGAATTTTGATTTAATATGGCTTCTAACATTTCAAAATACCCCATATAGAAAAAATAAATCATTACTCGAGCCCCCATGCATGTATGAGCTATTAATTCCAGGTGTAAAATATGTAATGTACGCTGTAATGGAAACATTGAATATTGATTTTATAGGCACTAGGAGGGAAATAGATTTGCAAATACCGTCTATCGGTAGTGGTGGCCGGGTAACTAAAAAGACAATTGTTCCAGAAGCTTATAATGTTAATATAGTATTTAAAGCCCTCACTACTGATTCTGGTAACTTATTAATAGAGGCTATTAATAAATCGTAACTGGAATAAATATTAGTATGATCGATCAAAAAAAGCAGAACGAGATAGAAGATCTCGAGACTCTTGATAGTGATAGATATGAAAATATATTCAATGTATATGAGTTTAATAAGGGAGATGAAGATTCATACTATTACTTTAATATATTAAAGAAGATATCCATAGATGACTCAAATATAGACCCAGAAGTATTTTACTATGTAAAGGTAGATAGAAAATTGCCTTGGACTAGTATTAGCTATAACTTATACGGCACTCAGCATTTGTGGTGGCTTATACTTCTATTCAATAATATTATTAATCCAACAACATTGCCAAAAATAGGAGACGTATATAAAGTAATAAAAAAAGAATATGTAAATGATATAGTTTCTCAACTATCAATATAATGGAAACAGTAATTATAGACGATAGGGAATTTGAATTCGAATGTTCTGTATTCCCGGTAGTGGCTGATGAGGCGATTACACTAACAAAGAGTTCTATCAAAACCCTAATAATAGAAGAGAGTATAGATCATGGGTGGATGGTAGGTGATATAACTATAGACAACTCGCAGGGGATTATTAGCTCTATAATTTCTCCAACAACCCCCGGATCTACTGTTATGAGGCTCTTCATTAGAGATGTTACACCAAATGATATTTGTACCCCTAATATCGAGAACCCGAACGGGTGGAGGATAGAAGGTCTTTTTGAAATAACTGCTGATAGCGGAGGCGTTCCCGACCCTTATATTAGATTTAAAATTGTCGATTATACCTACTCTGCAATTAAAAAAATTAACACTCGAGAGATTTTGAAAGAAGAACTCGGAGCGCTCATAGGCGGCGAAAGCGGAGCCGGAATCCCGGGCATGGCTGGAAATCGTTATCCGTCAAAAAACGTCTTATCAGATTTAAATGGTAGGACTGGAGAAATATTAAAAAAAATATTCGAGTATAGACTCGAATACGAGGAGGGTAATGCGGGGAACCCATACAGCGCAGCCAAGAAGGGGGGCAAAATAATGACCCCATGGGACAATGGTAAGTATACATTTTCTCAGAAAACAATTGAAGGAGACGAAAAAATATTTGATACAATAAAAAGAGTACATAATTATCATGTACCTTATTTTGAGGGTGATTCGCATGTTTATGATACATCAATATTTGAGGTAGATAGGAATGGCGATATAAGGTTAACACCTCTATCAACAATTTTAAAAAATGCGAATGAAAGCCCAAAATCTTATGTATTAGAACTGGCATTTATAGGGGGGCGTATAGGTGATAGTAATAAAGAACCCTCACCGGATTTGAAAGTTAAAACTGACGGTAATAGTTTAGGTGATTTAAGTATTATAACACAATCCAAATTTAATACGCAATCTCTCAAATACGTTAATGAAATCAGACGCGCCATGGCTCAAATGACATTATCTGTCAATATGGGGGGAGTCACTCAAGAAGAAATTATACCTAAATTTATAGATAGTATAAAAGACTATTATAAGGAAAAATTTGTAGACATATATGAGGGAAACTGCAAATCGAGTGTTGCGTTCCCGGAAGTGGAAGGCTATTCTGAGCAGAAAATAGTTAATGAATATCCTGATGTTAGTAATCCGCAAACAATAAAAGATTTATATGGAGGGAAAATTATAAAGCATCTAGTATTAAATGGCTTTACATGTGAGGTTAAAATGAGGGGATCACTCCACCGAACTTATGGTAAAATTTTAGAAATAGGTACATTCGACCCTACACCTAAAAATGATGATAGAAAGAAATTAGGTAAATGGTTTGTAAAAAGTGTTAAGCATGAGTTTATCGATGATAAATATTCTAATACTCTTTTATGCTGTAAACCTTATGTTACTAATAAATGATAATATCTAAAACATTAACAAGCTCTTATTTAATACCTGTCAATCTTGGCTATCAAGCAATAAACATAAATGCATGTAATGAGCTACAACCGTTTGTAAGAATCTTCCGATTGCAAGATCTTTTTAGTAATATAGAAGAATCTGCAGATCCGGTAGAGAGCTGTCTAAAATTTGTCGCTCAATTGTGTGGCGATGGACCTGGGCTCGAGCCAGATACTATATTAGAATTTAAAAATAAATTCAGTAGCCTCCCAGATAGAATTAAAAAAGCTGTAATACCTCTCATACCAACTATTATAAATAATATTAATAATGATAGGAGTGATTTAGGGGCTGGTACTGGATATAGTATACCTAACACATATAATCGTATTAATCCAGTTGACCCTGAGTCTTCAGGACCTATATTGCCTCCATTGCCAGACATTGCGCCCGACACATCACCTAGCAATAGAAACCCGGAAAATATATCTCTCGGCAGGACCGGTCCATGTAATTATCTATCCGGAGTTTCAGATAAAGTAGCATATGCAAGTAAACCAAGCGAGCGCGCTAGTGCTAGCAATTACAAAAGATGGGATAACGGGGATAGTAAAATTTTGCAACCTGCGATAGATTCTAGTAGAGGCATAAATAATAAAAAATCACCAGACCTACAATCAAACAAAATTAGCACAACGCTTGTTGTAGATACCATTTCTAATACATCACATATAGTCCCTACAGAGATAATTAAAGCTGAAAAATCTCTCATTACAAACGACGATAAGAGTATAGCTAATACAGCTCATAATAACTCGAATACGGTAACGTCATCCATAACACCTCTAATAGCATCTCAAGAATCAGCTTCAGATATTATAGCGAATGATAAAATTAAATACGGAGATTGCTTTAGAATTGAACATGAGTTTAATCATAGATTTAATCCAAATGATCCGGATCATCGATTTGAAAAGGTCAGTCCTATAATGCCAGATAGTAACCCAGATATAGTCGGGGATGGGTCTGTAGAATTAGTAACTCCCAATGGTAAAGTTTTAATCCCTGGACCTCCAACGCCTAATTATGATTCGAGATCTACCACGTATGCTCCTACAATGGATCAGTTATTAGACTGGTCTGCATTAGATAGTGGAAATGTTCCACTATATCTAGGGAGCGCTGGTGACAAATCAGATAAGAATAATGAAAGCGCTGGTGTACCTGAAATAGAGACATCTCCTGAATCTGATCAATAGCGAATTTATTCTGTTTCGATTTCTCTTACCTCAACGTCTATAGTATCACTATCGATAGATTTGTCTATTAACTCCTTAAGAAGCTCTTCTCTTGTTAATAATAGCTGAGCACCAATTTCTTTATTAGTCCTTGCTTGTTGACTATCTATTTTCATTTGAGTAACTTCCTTTGTATTGGTGTTTTTCTCGCGCGAAGTCACTATCCTTTGTAGAATGTCGATAGAGGAAGTTGCTGATCTTATAAGAGATGCTAATGCTTCGCTGTGATCTGCGTCTGGGGCTGAATCAATAAAGTCTTTTAAATTCTCTACTGACTCGACACTATCCTTGATAAGCCTTCCCGAATATTTGAGAAGAAACTCCTCAACATTATCTGGGGTAAGCTCTAGACTATCTTCATTTGCTTTAGATTCTCGTGGAATTTCTTGCAATTGAGATAATAGATCATTTACGGTTTCATCGCTCACAAAATTATTTAATACATTTATTGATTTTTACAACATACATATTATACTATTAGTATGAGGATAGAGTTTCTAAAAACGCATCCGGATGCGAGGCTTCCGGAGCAGAATAATCAAAAAACAGATGGTACTGCAGATACCGGGTACGATTTGTATGCAGTTGAAAATGTTGTTATACCAGGTGTACATATTGAATCTAATATAGGGTCTGATGCTGAAAAGCGTCTTAAAGTAAACGGCTCATCTAGATATAAAGTTGGATCCGCAGTTGTTCCTGTTGGGTTAGAAGTCGCTTTTATTGAGCCTGGTTACTGGTTTCGTATTGAAGGTAGATCCGGTTTAGGGTTTAAGTACGGAATACAACCTCACTTCGGTATAATTGATAATCAATATCGTGGAGATCTAGGCGTTAAACTATATAATCTAGGTAGTGATGATTATATCGTATCTGCGGGAGATAAAATCGCTCAAATGGTATTTTATCCTTTAGTAGAGGCTCAAATGAAATTTGCAGACGCTAAAC